GAAATCGCGGGATAGAGCAGTAGGTAGCTCGTCGGGCTCATAACCCGAAGGTCACTGGTTCGAGTCCAGTTCCCGCTACTAAGATTAGGCAACTGAAATAGAGTGGTTTATATTCATAAATCACTCTTTTTTTATGTCAAAATTCAATGAAAAATTAAAAAACGCATACGCAAACGCATACGGAAACGCATACGATATGAAAAACAAAGGTCTCTACACAAAACCTCGAATATACGACGCTAATGGTGATATTACAAAGCGTTGGTATGTTTATTTTTCGTACTTAAATCCTAAAACTAACAAGATGGAGAGGCAAACGCCTCTCTATTATGGAATCAACAGATTGCAAAATGCTTCAGAACGCCGTGCAGCAGCCAAACAACTGCGTGATATGGTAGAAGATGTGTTGAAAAATGGCTATAGTCCTTACGAGGAAGGGTATGAAGAAGAAAATGTAATAACCATAGAGAAAGCATTAGAGTTAGGCTTGGAAAACGCCCAAGCTACAATGAAAGAGACCTCTTTTAAAGACCACAAGTACCGATTACTTAACTTTCAAAAGTGGCTGTATGAAAATGGCTTTAAAGGTCGTGTGCTCTCTGTGATTACAAAGCGTACAGTACTCAACTTCCTCAATAGTGTATTGCAACGCACCAGTCCTAAGAACCGCAATAATTTCCGCGCAAGTATTTCTATATTATTCACTTTTTTAGAAGAAAACGAATATATTGCAGAGAACTTCGTAAGCAAAATTCCTGTGCTTAAATCTAAGCCTGAACGCAATAAAACCTACACAAAATCACAAGAAGAAGAACTCTTTAGATACTTGGAGACTCACGATAAACAACTGTTTTTACTTATTAAGTTTGTAAGTTATAATTTTCTACGTCCTATAGAAGTTTGCCGTTTGCAAATAAAAGATATTAATTTTGAAGAAAGCCAACTCGTGGTAGATGCCAAAAACAAACTGCAAAAAACTAAAATTATTCCCGAAATCCTATTTAAAGAAATTGCTCACCTCAAAGAGGCAAATCCTAATCACTTTTTGTTTGCCCCTCAAGGCGTGGGATATTGGGAAACTTCTGAAGTAAACAAGCGTGATTATTGGAGCAAGCGGTTTAAAAGAGTAAAGGAAGTCTTCAATATGGGTAGCGAATATGGCATTTATTCTTTCCGACACACCTTTATTACCAAGCTATACCGAGAGCTCCGGAAAACACTCACCCCACACGAAACTAAAAGCCAACTGATGCTTATAACGGGACACACAACCATTACTGCCCTCGATAAGTACCTGCGTGATATTGACGCTGAACTACCTGCCGACTATTCAGACCTTATCCTCCAAGCCTCTCGCTAAGTAGGTTACTATCTCCTCACCGCGCACTTGTGCAATCTCAGTAGCTAAGTATTCCACCGCACGGCTGTTGTCCACTACCCTCTGAATGAATGGACGCTTAGGTTGCCCCTTGCGATAGCTGTGAGCATTCACACGGTACTTCGTTTCTTTCGGTCTATGGCGCGTGCGCTCGTGTGCCTTGCGCAACCTGCCCTGCTCAATACCATAATGATATACGAAGCCGTGTTTGCCCATCACAATAGCAATGCCCTTGAGATATTGCTGTTTTGTACCGTCAATACGCTTAGAAATGCGAAAGCGGGGTTTAGCTTGGGCGTTCTGTAGAGCGGTTTTATCGCCACGAACGTGCTTGCCAAACCTGCTCGTCTCGCTCCTTAGCGCACTCTGCAACATTGCTGCTGCTTTATTCCCTATTTCTTTTTCATCGTTCATCATTACTTACATCCTACTGGTACTTTCCAATCTTCTTGTTTAACAATAAGTGGTGTGGGGTTCTTAAAGTGTACTTCTACATCTACACCAAAGAAGTGCGCTTGAGGGTCCTCCACAGGGTAAATTTTCGTCAAATCCTTTTCAAAAGAATTATATAGAAAATGCCCCTTCTTGTGGTTATCCCAACGTATTCGCGAAAGAAATTGCAAGGCAATTGCTTCGGCTTTGCTTATCAGCTCTTGCTGCGCCTCAAAGTTGTCGTGAGGCGCATTGGCATAGATGATGGAAAAGGTGAGCTTACGCCTACCCATAGTGTTCAGCTCGCCACCATCTAAGCCTAATTCATAGTTGTATATCGCCAAAAAAGGCGAGGCAATGCCATTAAACGAGCGTTCTTTCTCGGCAATCTCACGGGAGAAATACCCAACTTTGTCCTTGATATGGATGTTTTGGTCTGCTAAATCACCGAAGTATTTTTTTAATTGTAGATACATATTTATTTTTTCAAATTATTATTTTTCTCAGTTTGTATCATAGATTCTGTCATAACTTCAAAGAAATCATAGATACGTGTGGCATTGCACTGGTGCCAATTACCTAACGGCTGAAGCTGGTCCATCGCCATTACATTAATAATCTTTGAAAATGGTGTATAAACAGCTTCTTTTCTAAATACGGGTTTCTCCTCTCTTTGGGAGGGGTTGGGAGAGGAAAACACCTTTGGAAACTTACTAATGATATACTCCCTACAACAGGTATAGGCAAAGGCTACCTCGTAGGCATTTTTAATATCTACCTTATCGGTATGCTCAGCTACTTGAGGAAGCTCCAATATATCAAATGGCTTGTCTTTAAAACAATAGAGGGAGGCAGTAAGTTGACGCAAAAGTGTTTCGTCTTTAAATTGTGACAAGCGCAGGCGATAATAGATGCTATCAGCTACAGAAAACTGCTTGATAGTAAGATTTGCCAAACGAGGTGCAGGAGCAACCATTTTCGTGATGTCAGGAAAATGATATAGCTTCTCAATAGAGAGAAATGGTTCTGCATATTGCCAAAGTGTAGAGAAAGGAACTTCTCGCAGTACCCTATGCTGAGTACGCTTTGGCAAGTGCGAAAGTAGGAGCTCTATAATGTAAAAAGGAATATCCGAATCTAATGAATTTTCTTCATTAATTGAAGTTAAAAGAATATAACTTAGCTCCTTACGCTGCTCTCTTGTTAAATCACTATATGTTTGAGGAATCTGTATATTCATTATCTTCTGTTTTTTTCTCTGATATTCTCATATTCTTTAATTGCGCGTTGCATTTCTCGACCATTTTTAGCATCAGCAATCACGTAAGCGTCAATTCCATTCTTTTCAATGCGATCAAGAGTTGTATTCAGCTGGGTGAGGGTACTTCGGAGCTCTCTGTCGGACTGATATAATGAATTGGACTTGTCGGACTGCTCTACTTGTTCTGACGAGTAGGCTACTTCTCCGCCAGTAGCATAGGTGTTTTGTGCCTTTCCCGTGCGTTTGGCTTCTATCCACTCGGTAACGCGAGCCACTTGAGGGTCCGCTAACAGCCACTCAGGAGTTACATATTCTTTTCCGTGTACTACTCCTGCTACTTCGTAGCCTGTTTCATCGGTAAAACCTAATCCCTTGGTATAACCTCCCCTTGCATAGCTTGGTGGCTGTTGTGCTGCTACAATTCCCAATTGTACCGCACCTATTGCACCTACTATAGCAGCCAAAGCATTTCCTGCCAAGGGTCCTGTATCCGAATAGGCACGCATTACTGCGATAGCGGTGTTGGCAACGATATTGAGCATATTAGCTGCCTTTTGCGCTTTAAATTGTTTGAGAGCAAGTTCCTTTTTCTTGTCTTCTGCTTCCTCGTCTAAGCGTTGCACTTCCTTCTGATATTGTGCTTGTGAAATATAGCCTTGATTGAGTTGGTCGAGTAGGGCTTGTTTTTTCTTCTGTTGGTTAGCTGTATATTTAGAAAGCTCTCGGGCATTGAGGTTTTCCTGTAACTGACTAAACATACTAAAAGCGTTATTCATTGCTCCTATGCCCATTTCCACCGCTCGGAAGCGTGCGTGAACGTTATCGAGGTTGGTAAAAACATTTTCCCAATCTTTGGCACTATATCCCAGTACATCTACCTTTTCGAGTTCGGAGCCTTCTTTTGGATTATTAGGATCATCTTCTGTAGGATTTTTTAAACCAGCAAGTTCCTCTTTTAACTTGGTCATCTGTTCTTTCCCCTTCTGAATATCTTCAATTAGCTTGTCTTTAGCTTCACCCGTAACGGTTTGCAGGTAGCTCATTAGGAGTTTCTCTTGTGCCTCTAAGTTAGCAATACTTTCTTTGAGAATCTCTTCATCGGCTTTTCGACGGAGGGCTTTTTTAGCCTCTTCCAAGGTTTTGATTTTCGACAGTTCTTTGTCAGAAATCTGTCCGCGTAGAGCTTCTTTGGCGGTGTCTAAATCCTGAATTTGGAGGAGTTCCTCTGCCTTTTCGCGTTTCTTAACGGCAAGGCAGTCGTTCATCTCTTTGAGGGTGCGCTCTACCTCTTTGGCACTGTACTTTTCGCGTACTTGGGCAAGTTCGGTTTGCTCCTGTTTTTCGTATTCTACAGCTATTTGCTTGTTGAGTTCTTGTAGTTTGCGTTTTTCTTGAATTGTTTTTAGCAAGTTCGGGTCATTATTCCCTTTTGCTTCAGTTTTTAGCTTCTGAATGTCCTGTTCTAAATCAGCATTTTCCTGTTGTAGCTTAAAACGCTTATCATTGTACTTTTGCTCGGTAAGAGCCAGCTGTTTGTCGAGGCTTTCCTCTAAACCCTGTGTGATTTCCTTTTGGAGTTCCTGCTCGGCAGCGAGGCGCGCTTTATTGGCATTGCGGTACTCATCGGCGTAGTCTTTGGGCTGTTTTTTGGTTTTATCATCATCAGTAATAGTATTTTTATATCCATAAACGGTTACTCCGTCTTCTAAATTCACATCTTTTTCCTGCCCTTTTTGTCGCAATCCTAATTCAGCACCTACATTTAGTAACTCATTTAACTTTTTTTCCTCTTTTGTGTATTCTTTTTTAGCCTCTAAATAATCAGCCATAGCGATACGAAAAGCAGCTATAAGTTGAGGACGTTGTTTTAGTTGGGAATCATTGAGGATTGTTTTGTATTGAGTAGCAAAATCTTTTCCTTTTAAATCTAAATCTGCCACATAAGCTATTTTATTTTGTAGATTGCGTATTTCAGACTCCACCTTTTTCTGTTCAACTTCCATTTTAGCTTGTGCTTCAGCAGCAACACCTGATTGTTCTTCAATGAGAGATTGATTTTTAGAAAGACGCGCTTTTAAAATTAGATTTCTATTTACTTGATCAAGTTTTTTAGCCAATTCATCAGTAAGAGTTCCTTCGTTTTTAATCCCTTCTAAATATTTTGGGTATTGAGTTTTGAGTTGGTCGATAATTTCTTTTCGTTTGTCTAAAGGGACATTATTATCGGCTATAATTTTACGTAAAGCGGCTAACTTGCTAATTTCTTTATCAAAAGAATTTACTGATTCATTAGTTGAACCACTGAGTTCTTTTTGTTTTTTACTAAATAAAGCTATTGCTGAAACAACAGCTGTGATAGCCCCTAAGAGTAAGCCCCAAGGATTGGCTTTAGTTACTGCATTAAAGGCTCTCATAGCGGCTGTAGCCCTAATGGTGTTGCCTGTAAGGGAGGCTTTGGCGGCTGAAAGCAGTAAGGTAACCCCTTTAACTATAGCTATAATAGGAGAACTTGCTTTTTGGGCGGCATTGTACAAGATAGTTTGTTGCCAAGCGGCTTTGGTAGTAACAGTAGAGAGATAGACGGCAGCGCGGTAGCTTACTACGGCGGTAGTACATACCACTATGGCTTTTGCTAAAAAGGCGATACGATCGCGGAAGACTTTCACACCGTCGCCTGCTTTGGAGGTTACCCCCGTGAGCCAACCCAGTAGCTTGATAAGTCCGCCGAACCATTGCGCCATAGTGTCGGAAGTAAAGGTTTCGGCAAATACTTTTTTGATTTTATCCCAAATAGCTGCTGTGTTTTCGTTTACCTTGTTAAACTCGTTCTGTATAGAAGTACTTTCTTGCATAGCTGTACCCGATAGGTTCATCAGCTGTCGGAAACGGTCAGCTTTGTCGCCTGCTGTACCCAATGCCTTCTGTATTTCAACGGTGTTAAGCTTTAATCCTTTGAGTACACCTGCTGTTTGTTCCGCTCCTAAACCTTTGAGGCTTTCACCAAAGCGCAAAAAGAACTCTTCAGGGCGAGTGTTAAACAGTTCGGAGGCTTCTTTCTTGGTGATTTTCATCTGACGCGCAAAGGCATCAATATTATTCCCCGCTACGCTCATAAAGCGAGAGTAACCGCTGGAAGCCACTTCTGCATCAATACCACTTTCTTCAAATGCAGCACCTAAGCCTAATGTTTTCTCAATAGAGGGTTTCAACACAGAGGGCAATGCTCCTATACGGGTGGCAAACTCGGTGATGTTCTGTTCGGTACTACTACCGTTGGCACCCAGTTCGTTGAGGGCAGAGCCTATGGCGTTGAGAGCTTCGCCGTAGTTCTGGTCGCGGGTTTCTGCAAAAAGATTTTTGAGTTTACCCACCTTGGTAGTTACCTCTTCTAAGCCTCCTTGAAACGAGTCTCCAAGGGCAACATATATCTTATCAATTTCAGTAGTGAATTCACGTAGCTGGTCTTTATCGGTAATACCGAGCCGTCCGCCTATTTGCGCAATATTGAGCAATTCCTGCTTGGAGGTGCGGGTATTGAGATTATCGAACTCATTCCACAACTCGCGAACTTGTGAGGAGGCGAGCCCTGTAGTTTTCTCGACACCTGTCATTAGGTCGGATATTTTGAGAAGCTCATCAGTAGCATTGCGAGCTTTACCTGTTAATGTTGAGAAGAAGCCCGTAATAAGGTTTCCTGCGAATACCCCGCGAATGATATCACCCAACCGAGAGGTGCGTGTAGAGGCTTCAGTAAGGGTGCTATTCACCTGATTAATTTCTTCACGTACGCGATTGAAATGTGTACGGGCTTCACGCAATTGAGTTGCGCGCTGTTGGAACTCTTCCGTACCAGGGGAAAGATTTCGAAGTTCACGAGAGAGTGCACGCACCTCTCGGTTCAAAGCAGTAAATGTATTCTCTACCTCTTTACCGTTGATGCGTATGGTTAGTTGTGATGTAGTGTTGTTGCTTGCCATAGTATTAATCTAACTAATTTGAGGCAAAAGTAGAAGAAAGAGTTTGAAGAAGAAAGGACAAAAAAAGCCCCCGTAGGGGCTCCTCCGTTGCCAAAGCAAAAAGATGTAGGAGTTAAAAACCGTTATAATCGTTATAAAAAGCCTCTATTTGTTCTTTTTCACGTAATACAATGAACGACATCGTAAGCATAAATGAAAGTAAATCGCGTATCGTTCCTTTCTCATCTATGCTATTGATGATATTTGGGTCTTCGGTAGAGCGGATAATAGTAAAGAGCTCTTCTTGCTTTTCATCAAAAACTTCAAATAAGCAAGATACTTTATATGTCCAATCTGATAATTTTTTGCCAAACTCAGGGCTCAAGGCACGGGGCATTTTTTTATTATCTGTTTTCATAATTACTTGTTTAAGTGTTTGTTGATAATTAAGCTGTTGATAGCTTCGGTAAGGGTAGGGGCGGAGCTTTCTACCTTTTTACCGAAGAAAGTAAAATCCAAATACCATACGCCTTTGCTGAAGCGCATTCTAAAAGACCCGCCGGCGTCTTCAGCTAATGCCATAAGCTCAGGTTCGGGGTTCTCGGTACGTTCAATTTTCTTGCAGGCTTTGGCACTGAGTTTTTTAAGTTTTTCCTCTTGCCAGCGTTGTTTTACAATTTCGCGGAAGCGTTTGCGCGTCGCTTTTTGTTGCTCGCGCTCTTCTGTGGTTAAAAATTCTTGTGTTGACATAATACAAAAAATTTAAAAATCCGTGAGTAGGGGCTGTCAACACAAGCATTGGAATGCAGATTGTTTGCACGCCATTACTGAACGTGCACCCCCTCACGGATTATATCGTTAATAAAATATGATAAATTGCTGGATTTTTACTCCAATTCTTATGTTGACGGTGCAAAGGTACGAAGAAAAATTAAATGTGCAAATTTCTTGCAGGTTATTTTTTGAAAAAAGTTATTTTTTTAATCAGTTGATGATGTCTTATTCTCGGTGTTTTCTGAGTTTTCTTCCTTTTTAAATAAATGTTTTATTACCATAACATACCCTATCATCAAAGCAAATAGTACTGATATTCCCACCAAAATAGAGAAGCCTTGGTAGGTCCAAAAGGCTATCCACCCAAAAAAGAGAAATGAGGGGATAGAGTCCTTCTTAGGAATCGAAAATGTAAAGAGAGCATCGGCAATAGGTACTGATACTATCACAATGGTAATAAAGAAAATGAGTTTTTTTACAAAGGTATTTAAAGAGGGTAATTGATTGCTATAGAGTACATAGATAAAAGCAAATGTCAATAAAATATAAATCAATACGCCTATTATTTTTAGTGTTTTTGCTAAAACACCTTTCCATTGGCTTTTGTATTCCTCGTATATATAGGTTAAATTGATGTTTAGTATATCGTCTTTATGGACACAGAAGTTATGACCTGGGATAGCTTTGAATGCTTTCCCACTTTCTTTTTTTCTTACTTCTTTTAAAATAACGGTTTCTAAATCGTTATCGCTTTTAGATAGATGGTGATGTTTGTACTCTCCTTGGTACAACACATTTTCGCGAGTAAGTATATAAGCCAAAGTGTGATCGTATTTAAAACCTTCAGGTGGGGTATCTTTTTTGCCATTGAGAAGTGCATACCAATAGTTATAGAAATTGTAGTTGAATGATACTGCTATTCTATGGCATATCAAACCTAAAAATATAGGGGTTAGATACAGAAACATACATAGCATAAGAAAACTAAAACCCTTAGTTTCTATAGTATTTTTATCAGGAAGATTTACATCAGTTTCTTGATGTATACTATTGTGTATATCTTTGATAGTTTCATAAGATATTTGAGGAATAGGATCTATTCCTAACCAAGTTAATAAGGTGATCAATAGATAACAAGCAATGAGCATTAATACACTGAAAAAGAGTGTCCAGATAAAACGTTCAAACAAATTGCCAAAATAGAACTCTTTAGCAAATTCGTTTCTATAAAAAAAGCTCCGGAACAAGAATCCCGGAACTATGAATATCATTATATATATAACTGTGTTTAATGCAAGATTGAATTCCATAATTTATCCCACCGCAATGGTAACGGTTTTTTGGTTACTAAAGGTAATAGTACGTGTTTGCCCTTTGTTCTCACTTTTTCTTAACTCTTCTACAGCATCATAAAACTTTTTTCTATCTTCAGCAGTAACTAAATTTTCATATAGGCTATCCTCCTTTTGAACAGGATCATTGAAAATAGTCATAGCAAAAGGAATAATACCTAATAAGATATTAAAAATTTCTTGAGCATAAGTGTTTATAAGATTTTTCATCATCAAGAGTATATTATAACTATGTTGTTATTAATATCGGGTGCAAAATTACAAAAAACATTTTACCCCCGCAAATTTGCAGGGGTAAAATTAAATAGAGAAGGGTGGCGTAGTTGACTTCTGCTTATACACAAATACCAAACACAATAAATACACACGATACAAAAAAAATAAAAATACAGCCCCACCCCTTTTTGTTAGCTAATTCACTATTGTTTGCTGTCCGTTAGGGTTCTTATCCAAGGTGGTGAGGTTGATATTTGGGAAGTTACCGTATAACGTTTCGTCCCAGCCGTTCCAATCTCGGATACGCTCGAATACTTCGAGGGTACGCAATCGCTTTACAGGCATACGGGTAGAGAGAATGGTGTACGCCTCGCGCTTATCGGAGCCCGAGCCGGATAGGTTCTTGCCCCCAGGTATACCTGCACCCAATAAACAAGGGTCTACCCCCATAGGGAACAGTATCTCGGAGTTGCCTGCGCTGGCATCGGGCAAAAAGTTGCCGTCCTTAATCTTGTCGTCGATAGGGATTACCTCGATACCCTTGATAAGGTTGTTATTTTGGTCTCGGAAATAAGGAGAGACAAAAGAACGTCCTGCTGATTGGTTTCCACTCATATGTTCATCGATTGCCTTGATAGTTTCTTGGCGTGCAGCTTCTCGTTTTTCTTGAGACATTTCCTGCCATTCCTCGCGCCCAAACTTGTGAAGGAAGAAATCATCGGCGATGTATATTACATACTTGAGGTTCAATTGGTTTTCAAACATATACTTTTTGAATGATGGAACGGAAAGCACTACATCTACCCACCCATTGTAGAAGGAACTATGCCATTTTACTTTTGGATAATTCTTCTCAGTAGTAAGCGGGCGCATTACGGGTACGATGAACTTGGTGATTTTCTTTTCCTTGCAATGGGCTTTGAGAGTTTCGACGTTGTGAATATCGGAGAAAAATGGTAATTCTAAGGTTAGTTCCTCTTTTAAGGTGTCGCCCCAAGTGGTATTGATGTATACTTTATCGACAAACCCTTGTTTATTGGGCACTCCTAAGCGACAATGAGGGGCTTGTTGGCGTTTTATCGATACAATCTTATCGAAGTTGGGTGCGAGTAGATACTCGACAAAGGCAATGCCGTAGGTTTCGAAGTCCTCGATAATTTCAGCCATTGTAACATCCCAACGGCAGGATTTGAAGAAGCTATCAATATCGGGGAAAGCGGTGCGGAGGCGTTCGCGAGTTGTTACTCCTTTTTCAGTTTCTACATCTTGGTATAGACGAAATCCAAGTCCGTAGTGAGCGGAGATAAGCACCTCGAGCCCTCCAATTGCAGCTCCCGTTTTGTTGAGTTTCTTAGTAAACTCCTGCGGGTATAGGTTGTTGTCACCCCAAGAGGAATACTTATCAGTGTCGTTTGAGTCCTTTTCTGATTTTGGGGTGGAAAGACTTTGCTTGTCAGAGCCGAAGAGGACGGCAGTTTTTGAAGCTGAAAGCATATATAAATCCTTGTCTATTTGTTTCATTGTATTTATTTGTCAATTAGTAAATTACTTCTTTTCCATTAAACGCCACGATAAAGAGAATACAAATTTTCTTTATAGTGCCGTCGTTTAGTTTGATGTTGCGGGTTTTGTTTTGCCAGTGGTTGGGGTTCTTTTCAAATTCTTGTTTGTAACGGGGTTGCTGCATAAGAGTAGCCCCCATATAAGTACAGAGCTTACCACCAAATCGGTTTTGCTTGTTGTAGGTGCGTACTGTTATGCTGAAAGGCACGGGTTTTTTATGTTCGTCGAGTTTGCGCATTTCGACGAGAGCGTCTTTTAAAAATATTTTTTTACTATTCACTTTTTGGCATTAATTAGGGTAGGGCAAAGGTAAGAGGTAGGTATAAGATAGGAAAGGACAGGTGTAATTCTCACAAAATCAGACATAAATGATTGAAAGTGAAGAGTTAGGAGCGTACAGGCGCGCTCTGGCACTCATTGAGCGAACGAAAACCCCAACGCCGCCTTAATTCTTTTTACAATTTGAAAATAGAAATTTGGAGCGATATATGATGAGAGTTACGAGTTGTACGAGTGGAGAGAAAAAAGAGAAAAAATAAAAGCAGAGGGGCACAAAAAAAAAATGGGGGCCCTCCGGGGGTTAAAAAAAAAAAAAAAAAAAAATTAATTTTTTTTTGGGGTACTTGCTGCGCGACGTATACGTTCAGCAATGTCGTATAGAGCTCCTTGTAGTTGCAATTTCTCAACATCTGTAAATCCTCCTTCTCCACCATTTCCATCGCGACCGTGAAGTTTATTGTATATCCACGATGATGACTTACCAAAATAATCCTGAGCTATTTGTCGCCAAGATACATCTATCACAATATCATCTAATTGTTGCATCATTGTAAGTTTCTTTTGATTTGCTACTGCTTCCATATTAATTAATTTATTTTATTATTGTTAAGGTAGAGCCCCCCCAAGGGGTCTCTTTTATCTCTATCTTATAGCCCCCCCCATAATTCATAAAAGGAGGGCAACAGATTCCTTGAACCGTTGGGATAAGCTCTTTTGTAATTTCTAATCGCTTGAATAAATTCCCATTCTTGTTCTGTGAGCTCTTGGCTCGTTGTCAATTCTTCTTGCATAATTACTTCATTTAATTTAACGATGCAAAGATACTGCGAATTTTCGTAGTATCCAAATTTTTTAGCAACTTTTTTTCATTTTTTTTAAATTGCTCTTGAAGTATAATTCTTGAGAGGACAGGTTTTGAAGGTTATTACACTGTGGTAATAATAAAGCTATCGTGGTAGGCGTTATCGAGTAGGTAGGCGTATTTCCACCATAGGAGGTAGTCGAAGCAGTCGGAGAGGTGGGTGGCGTGCTCCTGTGGGATAGTGGTAGAGCGTTCGCTACTTTTGTCTTTTTCAAAAGCATCTTCCTTCTGTTTCACAGCAGCGTTCTCCATTGAAACAATGAGGTTGGGGCAGTTGTCTTCATTGATGCGCACGAAGGGCAGGGCGCGGTTGTTTTCATCTAATATCTCGTTGATAAGGCGGAATTTGAGAATATGGCTTGGGTTATTGCTGTTGGGAGTCTTGTTATACACCTGCCAGCCTGCTGTACGTAGCATATCCTCCACATCTTGGGCAAGGGTGGTCTTACTGTTAGCCTCGCTTTTAAAGCCCGAACGGTCGTGGTATAGGTATATTTTATTGCAAGTAGCGCGGTGAGGTTCGTAATAGTCTATGATTTTCTTTATCAAATCTGAAAGTTTGAGAGGGTTCTTGACAAAGAAGTCTTTCAGTATTGTTATAGTGTTGGCTACCTTGCTCCATTGGGCTACAATAGCACAGTTGATACGCCCACCGAAGTCGAGCGAGAGTTCGAGGGGTACTCCTCTTACTAAATCGTTGTCGTAGGTGCAGGAGGGGGTGAAGCTCTGCGAGAAGTCTTGCAGGGCGGTAGTGTTGTACTGGTACTTGTAATAATGCTTGTCAGCGCTGAGTTTGGCATAGAAGCCATCTGTTACTTTACCAGGGCGTTTGTTTAGAATTTCGGCATTGAAGAGTAAATCACTTACGCGTTGCTCGTACATTTCTTGTATCCATCCTGGTTTAAGGTTCTCCACATTCACATAGGCATTAGCTTTGATAAACTTGTATTCATTAGGCTTAGCTAATGCCAGCTTCTCGCGGGCGGTGAACCACTCACCTGTTTTGGAAAGAGCAACAGAGGAGGTGAAGATAGTGGCATTCAGTAGGCTTGCTTTGTTAAACTCTATCTTCTTAGCGCGGTTAGTGGTAAGTACATTATTGAATAAGCGATCGTGCTCAAGGAGAGCTGCCTCGTCACCAATGACTGTGTAGGAGTTCAACCCTCGTCCACTATTGGGGTCATCCAAAGAAACGAGTACCAGTATAAACCCATTAGAGAAATGCACTACATTACTCCACGAGTCAGGAGCTTGGAAAGGCTTTGCAAATCCGAGAGCCTTGCCATTACGTCCTACCACGTAGTCTACATCTTCATACAAACCAAACATTTCGAGCCCTTCTTTAGTTGAGGGGAAGGTTCGGCTCTTTATCTGCACAAAGGTAGCTCCTACAAGCACCCCCGTAGCACGTGGCATTTGACGTACAGCTTCCTTAACAAACCAACCGAGAATGGTACTCTTACCCGTACCGCGTCCTGCCTCTATGCAGATGTTCTTCACACCTGCATAGAGGTTAGCAGCAACGGCTGCCATCTGCATAGGATTAAGGAGAATTTCCTTTACTGGCTTAATCAGCGGCTTCATCGGTAGGGTCTTCAGTTATATCTTCGTATTCGGCATCCGTAGCGGGAATATCGTTAAAGTCCACCACACCCGTAGCGAGTGCAGCGCGTAGCATCTTGGCACTCTTACGACTCATACGAATATGGTACTCGTTAGCGGTAATCTTCTCGAAGTTGATTTCTTTATCCTCTTTATCGAAGTTGAAGAGGCGGGAATAAGAGTCTAACGCCTTGCGAGCTTGTTCTAAATCTCTATCTTTTAAAGCCATCTGATACAGTTGCCAATAACTATCTGCTAATATAGCACGCTCGGCATTAATATCCGATTTATCAAGCTCGCCAAATATTTGCATTGCCCACGAGTAGTCGCGGTAGGCAGTAGCTTGGCTTACTTTCATCTCTCTAATATGTATCTGTATTGCTTGGTGCTTGGAATATTTATTGGATAGACGTAACCCGTGTATATGTCGGAGACGTGTCTTGATTGCTTCTTCAGCAGGCACAAGTTGAAAGTTCTCGTCAATATACGAAGCGGATATACGCTGGTAAGTGCTATCTTTGCTAAATTTAGTAATTTCCATAGGTAAGGAGTTAGAAATAGAGTCCGCTTTTTAGCTTCTCCACTTGTCGGGCAGCATTTGAAGGAACATAGCAAGCTACTGCTTCTTTCTCAAGTAACTGCTTGAGTTGTGCCAGCTCGTGACGAGCGAGTTGTTGCAGACGTTGGGCAACGGCATATACTTCGGCAGCATTTAGTATCTTGCTCTTTTGCCAGGGCAATTCCTCCCACTGCTGAATGATAGCGGTAGTGGTAAACGAGAAGCTATGAATTTGGGCGGCTTCGGCGAGGGTAAAGAATACTGTGGTGCGCTGTAGTTTTTCCCATATAGTGGGATAATTGCGCAAATCATTAGGGGTACAGGTGCTGAGCTGGGGAGCCAGCATACTCTCCCATACCCATTGCATTATTGGCTGTAATTTGGTGAATACCTCCCACGAGCTGTTTAAGCTGTAGTACTTCTCAAACTCATTCACGGTACTAATGATACCGTTAGAACGCTGTAGTTTACCTTCTGTGATAAGTAGCTCTATACAGTTGTTCAAGGCACGGTCGGCTATAGCGATAGACGAAAGCCCCAAGTCACGCAAGTCCCACCAAGGCGATTTTTCCATCTTATCATCGGTGTAGTAGTTACCACCCGTGTTGGATAAGTTTACCTTAAGGAATGGAATAGCATAAGCCACCGCATAGTTGGCTACTGCTTTTTTGAGGAGTTCTAATGTATCACCGCTTGTCTCACTAACTATTGTTTTAGAAACGTACGGATATACTTTTATGCGGAGAGCCTCCTCAATATAGGTTTTGAGGAGGTCGAAATCTAAACGGTTAGAAACGTTAGTGTATTGCTTGATTTCTTGTATATTGGTGAACATAGGTATCAGGGGTTAGTCGTTAGACGATAGTTGAAATTCGACTACAAAGCTATGCAGGTTGCGGGTGCTATCAAAGGACAGTGGTTTTTGGGTGATAGGTATTACCTTTAGCCACTCGCCTGCAATACGCAAGAAGCATACGGGTGATTTGATAAGTTCCCACAATACTTCTATCTCTTCAGGGAAGAGCCAACCGGTATTGAGCTTGTAGGTACGCTTGGTTTTCACTTGTGCTTTGTAGTCTTCACTTTTGAGAACATTGTCGGCAAGAGTATGCTCGTAGCTCACAAGTGCTTCATATTCTCCTGCAAATGAAAACCAATCAGGGCAGTAGTTTTGATTTTGAAACAGTGCACTGATAGGTGTACTGTTAGGCTCTGGTTTAGGTTCAATGCTGAGAGTTTCCTTGCTAATGATAGCAGTAGCTCCATAAGTAGCATCTGCGGTAGAACGCAAGAAGCTGAAGTTAGCTACTCCTATCGGGTCCTTAATAGCTGATAAGTCAATAAGGTTTGAACCAATTTGTCCCAGCGAGCGAGCGCGTACCTCTTGGGTGAGTGCGGATACTGAAATGAGGCTCTGAGAATAAGTACTTCTCAAACGACACTGTGTAAGATAAGGGTATGCTTTAGGCTTCTTGCCTGGCAGGTAGTACAGGTCGGTAAGAGTATGAGTTTTGAAGATCTCGCCTTTGAAGTTCGTCTCTTCTATGACCGCTGATACCTTGGTAGCTTTGAACAGTTCTTTGGGGGCGAGTAGCTTCTGGGTGTTAATCTCTAAAGTAGGGGTAATTTCTCTAAAGAAATCTTGCACCTCCTGCCCTATATCCACCGTTGCTACGCCCTCGAAAAATACGTAGTCGTAGCTTTGGGTAGTGGTAAAGCTACGCCCGTAGCCATTAAACTCCATTGTGAGAGCAACCGATACAAACTCACTTTGAGGATCAGTTTGGCGTATATGGGTGAGTTCTTTATCCAAGCAGAAATATACTTTTTTGGTAGCGAATGTTATGTCCGTTTGTACAGTAATGAGTACCTGCACTATCTGTTCACTACCCGCTGAAGAAGTTACCTTGAGCCAGCCTTTGTGCTCGCCTACCGTCATCAATTCAGACGATTGCGAGCGGAATTTTACCACGACTTCAGGTTCGCCGTTGCCTTTGAATTCGGTGACTTCCAAAAAATCGGAATTGTTGATGGTAAAAGTAAGGTGGTTAAGGTTTTTAATGGTAAACACGCCCTCGGCACGCTCTTTCTTGTCGGTTTTGAGTAGGTATTTAAATTCCTTTTTGTCAATATGAAAGGCAGTAGTATCGTTGATAATGGTGAGGTTTATAGTGAAACCGATATACCTTCCTTCTATATTAAAATGATTTTCAAAAGTAAGTGTTTGATTTTTACTTAAATCAAAATCAAAACTTTTTATCGTAGGGTTTTCTTTGTAAAACTGAGAGAGCGAAAATACTGCTGTTGCTTTATTTTTAGTTCCCGTTAGATGTATATCAAACAAACTGCGTCCAACGCTATTCCATTCCACGCCTTTGATGGTGAAAGGGATATTGATAGAATGATCCTTATACCATTCTGCTCTTGTATCAAAGTTTATATGATCTGATAAGCTTTTGTTATACCAAAAGTTGTGATATAATTTGATTCCGTGATAGTAATCAAGAGGTTCAGTAGAAAAACTAAACGAAGTATCGCCCGTGAGTTCTTTGGTAGCCGTGTTGAGCACCATATTGAGTACGGGTTTGTCGTTGGGTTTAGGTTTAGGGGTCGCTTTATCAATACGACGTAAAGTAATAACTGCCTCTTTTCGCTCTGTGGGAAGGTCTATCTCTGTAATTTTACCACTTTTTTCTTCAGTAGCAATTACGCCAAATGTAACCTTTATCTGTATATTTTCGTTCTCTGGTAATTTATTAAAGTTGTTGTAATGTAGGCGCAAATTGTGTTTGAGTCCCTTTAAATTATCTAACTCTTGCCCGTCAGGAGCGAGAAGCTCTACATAATCATTAGGAGCTATACGCGCATAGTTACGAAATCCTTTGTACTTCTTATAAATTGTAAGTAAATTCAATTCAGGAAATTGTACAGTAAGGATTTCGGTAGAGGGGATAGGTTGGGAGGGGTGCCATTCCTTCAGAATAGACGCTGGATAAACTTCCCAGTCGAGGATGGGTTTTTCAACAGGGTAACATATTTTACTGTATAAAAATCCTCCCTGTGAGGTACTTCCCACTCTGGTGGTGTAGCATTCTTCTGATGTATAGGTTCTAATAGGCATAGCGTTTGTATTTTATAAAATTTTTATATAAGTCTATTTCAAATTGCTCATTAGGTCGCCAAAACTCAATAGCAATGATTTTTGTAAAGAGAATAACGCGCTCTGGTCGTATCTCTATTCTGTCATCAGGAAATAGCAAAGGTAATTGATGTTCTAAATAACGGTGAACTTGCCAATTCTCTATAATTAAGTCGATATCCTTAGCGAGGTAGTTCTCGGAATATACCCCTTGCATTACCTTGGCAACTGAACCACATATCACGGGCAACTGCTCATCAGAGAACTCATTGAGTACGGCACTGTAGATAGTGTCGAGATAGACATTTAGACGATTGTCTTTAAATATATTTAAATCGGTAAATGTGGTATACATTAGATAGCAATAGTTGTGATTTCTACTTGGTAGTGCTCTTTATCAAGCACAGTTTTATTGATACTCTTGATAAGCATTCGTTGCTTGTAAGCGAGAATGGTATCACGCAAAGCAATGTGTCTAAACCGGTTCTTATTGCATACAAAGCTCCAAGTGTATTCAGTAGCAGCAATACGCATCTTATACCATTCTTTCCAATATTCTGCTACTAATGGAGGCGTAAGTGCCTTGCGAAACCCTCCGTTGTTTCCGTCATACCAAATTAGTCCTATAGTAGCTTCGCCACTCTTGCGTGCAATAGGGGCATAATTTCCCTTGAACATCACACGAGGGAGGCAATATCCTCCTATCTGTACTTCGGTAACATCAGTGAGCTTACTTGCTTCTTGTGGACTGAGCACTTGGTAACTGTTATCAGTTACCTGTACAATAGGCAACTGATAGGCTTTGTCGTCCATCTCTGGGAACTTGATAAGGTAAGACTGCTTGGTGAGGAAGTTTTTTTTAGGCTCTCGTACTTCCCAAGAGCGAAAGTCTTTAGCAAGTGAGCGTTCTTCTAAGCGAATACGATTCATATAAAGCTTATTGTCCTCAATGGTCATATCGTAGTTCTTCCAATTCTTAATAGTCTTTACGAGTTCGCCAAAAGTAACATCTGGCACTGCGCGCTTTAGATCTACAATGTTAGGGTTGATAACCTGTTCAATCACATTGCCATCCTCACTATGTTGTGCTACAATGTTCAAGTTCATTGTCAGCTGTGGCTGTGGAGTACCTTCTATTTCTAAGGTGAGTGTTTGTAAAGTAGTATCAATAGTGAGGAGTTGAGTAAAACTCAGCGTATCGCTACGTTCAAAATTAAACTCACGAATTACCACGTTATCCAATTTCAATCGCAAAACAGCTGTACCGTTGATATGTTGGTTATCGCATACCAGTCGCCAGGTACCTGCGGTTGGAAACTCATAAGTAGGTGCTACAGCTGTGAGTATGTGCTCTTGTTGTGCAGTAGTGAGGTAGTAAGGAATATTACTGTAGAGCACTTGCTGACTAAAATCTTCATCAGTGAGGATATCGCCTGCCAACTCATAGCCTGCATCGGCAAAGCCTGTTTTAAGCACATAAAGCAGATAAGGCATAGGGTGAATGATATTGTAGCTTCTATTAGGCTCGTTACGAGTAAAACCATCTACACTATTACCAAGATTGATAAATTGCAAAAAATGCTCCCAACCTTTTTGGCTTGTATCTTTAGGGTATACTACTCGCGGGAAATTGTAATCAACTTCGGGGTATTTTTTTGTACACATCTCTTTGGCGTGATCATATATATCAGGCACACGCTGCCTGAGAAGCGGGAGGTCGCAAAGCTTCTTTTCAAAGTTAGGCAACTGTTCAAACCCTGAATCTATCTGTGCTGATACTAAGTTGCCTTCTACCGATAGTATTTCAAGAGTACCCTTTCGCACTCTCCCATCTATTATGTGATACCCGTCATATTTCTTCTTAAGTCCTGTTGCATTCAAAGCGGTATAATTACCCATACGCATTCTGAGGTCTGCGTTCATTTGAAATTCGAACGGTAATGAATACTGGGTAAAGAAGGTATCCTTAAAACGAGGGTTCTCCTCTTGGTAGGAGATGGAGATACGCGAAAGGTCCAGCACGAATTGAGAGGTAACAAAGCTGTCGGTCATTTCTTTTTAAATAATAGGTAATAGATAACAGGTAATAGCAACAGTAGTAGCCACCAATAACTGAAGAAAGTACGGTGTACATCTTTCTGCTTGGTAGTAGTAGTACTTTGTGTTTTTTGAATGGTTTGAGATTTTGTCAAAGAGGTTGTAGCACTATTTTGTACAGTTACACTCAGCGTTCCACCCTTAAGGGTGATTTTCTCTACTATCTTTCCATTTACTTCGTGGGTATACTCTAAGGGCGTATCGGGTCCTACTGTACTCAACTGATAACTGAGTAGTGAATGCTGTAAAGAAGCAAATCCTGAGCCCACCGTAGCGAGCTCAGAAGTTTGCGTAGCAACTTTTTCGGCAACAGTCTTCTTAGTGTTGCACGAGATAAAAAATATAAAAAGCAATATGTAAGCAATACGTTCCATTAGCTATTTTTTTCGATGGTGCGAATAACATCCTTGAGGATTTTGGCATAATCGGGGGCGGTAGCATAGCCCGCTTTTGCTACCTCCTCAGCGAACTTGTAAGGGTTGCTTCTTACTAACAACGCCTTAGCGTATCTTTTGTTTTTGAAAAAGAATTGTGCGTGGTCGGTAAAGCATTCTTCGGGCGTGTCGTACTTCCTGAACCAATCTTTTACTTCATACTTGTACTTACCATTAGGTAACTCATATATAGACATCACTTGTGGAAACTTATATCCTAAGTTTGGAGCATTAAGCACCTCAGTAGTATTTAACAATTGCTTTTTATTAACAGGTGTGTCCTTTCCCGCTTTAACGCCAAAAAACATATTCCCTGGCGCACTATCTCCCCAACCGCTCTCTAACGCTGCTTGCGCCAAAATAAAGAGGTGAGATATACCCGTTTTGCGCTCGGTTTCAAGCGCAAATGGCTTGTATTGCTTTATAAATTCCTTCGGTGTCATTGTTGTTCGTCTGTTTTATGATTATTGTTTAATTCTTCGGGAATAATACCGCTGTTTACCTTCTCGTAAAACTCCCTCAACTTTCCACTCTTTTCATAATTGTATAAGGTTCTCATAAAGAACTCAGGAGGAAACTTACCTTTTGAAAGCACGAAAACATTCTTTACAATATCCTTAACAGGGTACAATAAAGATATCATCTGTATAGTAATTTCAAACGCATTCCCCCACCCCGACCTACTCAATGGTATATTTAAAAGTGATAAAGATATAAAGGCTATTGTGATAAGTAACATCTTAGTAATTGTCCCTTTAAAAAGGTCTACAAAATCAAAATCTCCCTTCTTAAAATGATACCAAGCACCAGCTAACATATCAAGTAGTAACAAAACCCCTATGCTCGCATAAAATATAGCATTTTGTTCTCTATCAGTTGAAAAATAAGCATACAACAACAGCAACGGAATGCTCTTAAAGAAAGCAACAAAGAAATAGTACACCCTATCTCTTAGATGTATCTTATCGTCAAAGTAGAAGAGTAAAACCAAAGGTGTTGCCCATATTGCTATCTTTATTTTAGCTTTCATTAGCCAGTTTAGTAGTTCTTTCATTATTTTGTTAAGAATTAAAATTAATTAAATACTCGTGGGATTATTATTTTTGTTAATTGTGTTTTAAGTTGTTGTAATGTAGGTAAATTATATTTGTAAGGGTCAACATCTATTTTCAAAGTTTGTTTGTCTTCTATTTCAAAATAAGATTTATTTTTAATACCTCTATCTGCTGGGAAAACATTTTCATTATTTAGAAAAACTCCTGCATTTTCGTTACTTACTTCTATTGTGACTGAACCTTCAAAAGCACCATCCAAATATATGCCTCTAAATTCTAAATCAAGATGTTCATTTAAATTTAATAACAACTGTCTTTTTAAAATCCATACCAAAGGATTTTTAGCAGAGGGCACAACGCTACCCACTAACAACTTTGTTTCAAAATTTCGTTCTCTATTTTCTAAATAGACAGAAAAAGTGTTAATAGAAAATTTATCAAAAGAGTCATAACTATCTTTAGTAGCAAAAGTTATTTCTACATCATTGTTGCTGTTATTTCCCCATTGAAAATATTGTATTGCATTCATAGTTTCTGTATGTATTTGATAAGAGGGTAAGGCATAAAACTCGCAACTATATCCCACCAATCTATGAATGTCTTCTTCACATACTTATCATAAAGCTCTTTTAGTAATCCTACTAAAAACACTACTATTAAAGCAGAAATTAAAGCATGTAAAAAGGAGCGTTTAATGTAAGACAAAATAAAAATTATTAGAAAAATAATATTTCCAATTTTAGAATGTAACAATTTGTCTTCTCCTTTTAAATTTTCTAAAATTTTGTTTTTTAAATTAGTAAATCCAAACATATGTATATAAAATTTTTATTTATTAAACATTTCTTATATCAATGTAACAATCGTTTCCATATCTTGATATTACAGCCGTAGAACCTTTTTTACCGTTAAATTGGTTATCAGCCGTATAAATGATATTTTTTCCAGTACAAGAAAAAGAAACAACACCACTATCAAAAACTTTTCTAAATGATACACTGCTCAAATCATCAATTGTATTAAGTTCAATATTACAAGGTGTTGTCACAAAAAGAGTTTGATTTTGATGAACTTTTTGCAATGTTGTATTTTGAGTGCATTCTACTCCCGCCCTTAAAACATCATCATACCAAGCTAAATCACGAAATTTACCATTATCATCATTAAATCTACTACTATCAACTGAATTTCGAACACCAATACGAGTTGCTGGATACCAATTGGGTTTAAAAAATTCTAATGAAGATGCTGAAGAATTGGCAGGAAAATTTACATATATACCACCTCCACCACCAAGTCTAATTCCCCAACAACCGGCTGGTCTATTTTTAAATGTTTCTAATTCTGAAAAATCTACTTGTTCCTTATAAAAATCAAAATCTTCAGGAGCTGGTGTCCAATCTGTAGGTTTGTTACCCAATTCAATTTTCGGATTAGACACTTCAGCCTGGTCAGCACTAATCTGTACAAACATTCCTGATATTCTTATATCTTTTACAGTTTTATTAGGTAAAAGTGTAATAACTCTGTAAAACCTTTCACCATTAATTGATTTGCCTACATCACTATCTGAAATATTTAACCAATAATTAATATATTGTGGTGTACCATCTGTATATTCAATAAGACCTTCAAAACCTAATCTTCCTTTTGGACTAACACTTTTTAAATTAGTATATTTAATAAAGCAGGAAACAACAAAGGAAGTTGTAGGCTGTTCTGATAATATTTTTTTAAAATCAGATGATATCCCAATAACGCCTGTTATAGCATTTGCTGATGATGTTATTAGAGTTTGTTTAGAGTTTAATAAGTAATTCCTACCACCTATCTGTAGATTACCAAAAGTTTTTTTTAAAGCTTCGGATAAATCAGCAGAACTCCCTTCAATATCTTCCCACGAATGTTTATGGTTCTTATTAGCTTTCTCCGCTAAGGCATCTGTAAGCCCCGCAATATTACTAATACCCAGCGTACTGAGTATTTTCTTATTCTGTTTTATATATGCAACAATTTCCTGTAGTTGATCAAGGTCGGTATCATCGCTCTGAAGTATGCGGTTTATTCCATCTATGAGGTTCTTCAAGTCTTGTGCCGTACCACTATACCCTCCACTTTGTAACGCGCTACTGATTTTCTTACGTTCTTCTTCAGGTAATATCACGGGGACATTTTTGTTGAACACCAAACGTTGTAGTGCTTCTTTGGCAGCAGTAGGATTGTCGTATAACACACCATCAATCTCTACTTCACTTACCAAGGCTTCGAGGATAGAGAAGTTTACATCAGAGGCTGAACGCACCACCAGGCGATCGTTATCTACTTGAGCGGTGAAGTTGCGAAGCACGAGTATACCATTGTACTCGAATACGTATTCTTGTAATTCTCCTGTAAGAGGATTTATTTTGTATTTTGGCTCCATTTGTTTAGGCTACTTATTATGGTGCAAAGGTAAAGTACTCTTTTTTTTAAAAAAAGGACAAAAAAAAAAAAAACTTCAACCCAACACGTTTCGCACTTATATTTTTAAAATAAAACATCATTATGAAAGCAATTCAAACAAACAATGCACCCGCGGCCATTGGACCTTATAGCCAGGCCATCGAAGTCAATGGATTTATTTTCGCATCCGGACAGATTCCTATCGACCCTGCAACGGGAGATTTTGTTAAAGGTGGCATCAAAGAACAAACACGTCA